ATTCTTTTTTTAATGCGCCTTTATGTTTAATTGCACCTGCAATCCAGTTAGCCATTACATTTCTCCCATTTCAGTCTTTTTAGACTCTTTTTTGGTTTCGCCTTTTTCTTCGCTAGACTTCATGTGTTTTTCGTATTCGGCTTGAATCTTAGCTCTGCGACCACCTTTAGCTTTATCTTGTACGCTTAAAGCAATAGCAAGTGCTTGTTTTGCTGGCTTACCAGCGGCTTCTTCGGTTTTAATGTTTTCACCTACTGCGGCAGGGGATTTTGATTTTACGAGTGGCATGATAGACCTTAGTTAAACGCTGTAATCTAATTTTATAACACTTTTTGGATTACTCCTAGTGCTCTTAATGCCGCATCAACGCTGTCAACACGAGCAATTGGGCCGCCCTTCCAGTCTGCCATAAACTTTAATTGGTCGGGTGTGAACTTCGCCTTAGAGTCACGCTTGATCTCCATCAACATAGTTTCATTGCCAAATCCCACCAAAATATCAGGACACCCATGCTTCATAGCGGCTAGGGATACGACTGATGCGCCAGCTTGTCTTAATGCCGCCACAATTTCTTTGTGATTTGTATCAATTCGTGCGTATGTCATTGATTTTCAATTAGAATAGATTAGTATTAGCTAACTTTACACCAAAAGGTAGGTCATGGCACAAAAACCGTTGTCAAGGGCAGAATTGCAAGAAGCCTTAAATGCTTATGCAAAGATAGGAACTAAGACTGGGGCGGCTAAAGTATTAGGAATTAACCCCAATACCTTTAATACAAGAGTTAGGGTAGCCAAGTCTATTGGTTTACAGCCCACAATCAAGGTAGCTAACAAAGAATTAACCGAACTTTTAGAAGCGCAAGATAAGATTAGACAGCTTGAATCTATGCTTAACGGCAAAGAAGAAGAAAAGTTGACAGCCGACTATATCAAAAAAGTGATATTAAAGATGTCTACCGCCAAGATTTCTACGCCAAACTGGTTAGTTAAGCCACCTAAAGGTAAGACAGTAGCAGGTATCCCGACCTTATTTGCATCGGATTGGCATTGGGGGGAAGTTGTAGACCCTAATCAAATCAACGGTGTGAATGAATACAATGTTGCTATAGCCCAAGATCGTGCTAGGGTTATGGTAGAAAAGGCAATAGACCTACTAAAAAACCATGTAGCACACTCAAATTATGAGGGAATTGTTTTTGTACTGGGTGGGGACATGGTATCGGGTGACATCCACGAGGAGTTGATGGCTACAAACTCAATGGAAATCATGCCGACAGTCTTAGATTTGTTTGGAGTCTTGTGTTGGTGTATTCAAACACTAGCAGATGAGTTCGGAAATGTCTTTATTCCGTGCGTAAGTGGCAATCATGGGCGCAACACGCACAAGATCAGGGCAAAGGGTCGTAACTTCACCTCATTCGATTGGTTACTCTATCAGTTCCTTAGTAAACGATTTGAGGCTGATAAGCGTGTTCAATTTCATATACCCGATGGCTCTGATGCCTATTATTCAATCTACGGACATAAATATCTACTTACACATGGGGATCAATTTCGTGGGGGTGACGGTGTCATTGGGGCTTTAGGGCCAATCATTCGGGGTGACCATCGTAAACGCTCTAGGAACGCTCAGATTGACATGGAATACGATACGATGCTCTTGGGTCATTGGCATCAATTAATCCAGCTAGAACGCCTTATAGTCAACGGTAGCCTTAAAGGTTACGATGAGTACGCTTACAGCAACAATTTTGGGTTTGAGCCACCACGTCAAGCACTTTGGCTGACTCATCCTGAGCATGGTTTAACATTTAGTATGCCCGTGTATGTAGAGCGCAAGAAAAAGAAACTCAATACAGAATGGATTAGCTGGAAATGAGATTGACGCCTGAAGCCATCCGTAATGCGTATGCAAGTCTGTACTGCTTGTATCCGTTTACTAAGTGGCCCATGCCTCTACCCGATGAAATCGAGTTTTTGATTACGCCTGACCCTGAATTAATGGGAAGTTACCAGCTAGATACTGGTGGTGACTATGAGCACACCATTACAATTAGTTCTGCCCGTTGTGGTCACTACTACACGATGTTAACCACGCTGGCGCATGAGTGCTGTCACATGAGTTTTCACCGACTAAAGGGTGATAAGTGGACACAACACGGCAAAGCCTTTAGAACTCGATGCAAGTTAATCGCACACGAATTAGGCTTTGACGGGTTGGAACTATAAACTTATAAGTATCAGACTGGTAACTTAAATGTTACTTATAAGTCTTATAAAAGTCTTTCCAAGTCGATACAAGGCAGTTGTACCAAAATTCATACGCTTGCTTGGTGCGATCTAAGACTTCTTCGTACTTCTTAAACTGCTCATCAAATGTAAACATAGCAATCTCCTATTAAATGTTGCATTGCACCATTTTACATTATTTAGCCATGAAGTAAAGTCCAATGTTGGCAGTAGCGTAGGACATATAAGTAATGCCCATTGAAAGGTTCCCTTTTGCTACCTGCTCAATTCCTATGTAAGCGTAGATAGCACCAGTAACGATAATTAGCCAGCTACTCATCTATAAGACTTTCCGTTTGCGCCAACAACTGTTCTTCCGTGATTCCGTATTCTTGCTCGAACCGTTTACGACCCATTCCGTGAATACTGGTATTTGATCCTCGATGGTGATAGGGACAAAGCGGTATAACTGGCGAGCGGCTTCTAACGCCACCTCGTCTAATGTGATGCAATTCTGCTGGCGTGCCCTCATTGCCTTGATGCCTACATAATGAGCATCCCAATTCAGCAATTTTTCTGAGTTTTTCTTTTTCATTTTTGGTCATTAGCGTGGTCGCAAGACAATTGTTCTAACTTCTCAGCACTTTCAGCAATGTCTACGCTAATCTCTAACATCTTTACAGCGTCATCTTTTTTAAGGGCATCGTCATACATACGCATTAGCATTTTTAGAATTAAGTATTCTTGGGTTAAGTCGATCATTTTAATATTCTGTCCTGTGTTCTGTTTGATACTTCTAAAGTCTGCCATGTAGAGTGACGTAATCGTGCACTTTCAAGTAACCACTTGAGTTTTTCTGCTTTTTCCGTAGCAATTCCAATCGCCTTACATAAATCCTGATAATCTTGGCTTCTATAAGCCTCACGCTCCTGCGCCCCGAGAGATTGCTCGCTAGTTTCAGCCATCTTGATAGCCTTAAGCGAACTCTTGTACGCTTCAAGTTGCGCCAATTCACCCTTTGCCTGTGCATATTTACCTGCGTTTTCTAATATAAAGTCTATACATTTATTGGGGTCTATCATTTTCCTAATCTCTTTTTAATAAGCATCTTCATGCGTTCTTCAGTTTCTTTATTCTGCGCCAGTAAGCGCACAACTTCGGGCCATCCCCGTCTTTTTGCTACAGTTATATACCAACTTACTAAATACTCCTCATGCTTCAATTTGCTTAATCTTCATACTAATTCTAGACCGCCATTGTTGCCAACCTTCACCAGCATAGGCAGGGCAGTTTACTTCTTGCGCTTTTCTAGCTGTTAATTCTTCGCTGGAATACCAAGGAAGTTCAGGTTTCTTGGTTGGTTCAATGTCTATATCGTCAGTCCAGCGTTCTTGATTTAAAAAGGTCGCAGGGTATGGTATGAAGTCTTTAGCGGTTTCCTTGATCTTCCAATACTTCAAGTAGTTAGGCATGGCTTCTATACATTCTGCTTGCTGGATAGGGGTTAGCCTGTTCCATGCTCTTTCAGCATCCTTGCGAGCCATCTTACGGGGGTACTGGTTATAGAAATCATTGAATGTCATCTAATTGTTTCCTTAATGCGGCACATTCATCTTCAAGCATTTTAGTGTGATCAAGAGCTTGATTGTCTGCAAACTTTAAAATGGGTTTGTCTAGGGCTTCTTTACACATTTCGATGTAACGATCTACTTCTAGACGATCTTCTCCACCAATAGCGGCAGAACTATAGCCCATTGGTTTACCCATCGTGTCATAAAACACTTCACAGATTTCAAAATAATCTTCGTAAGCGTTGCTTAAATTTACTAACCTTAGATTCCAAGTCATGTTTTTATCCAATATAAAAGAGATAACAAAACCGCCATAACAGAACCAAAGATGGCGAATATTCCAACAGAAAAAACTATTAATAAATTTTCCATATTGAAAGTATATGTTAAGTTATCTTAATTAGATTAAATTAATTCTAGGTGTTTTCCCTAGTGTGTTGTTTTTTTACTATATATATTTAATATATAAGATTTGTTACTGCTCTTTCGGTGAACGAACCTAGCCTTCCTAGATTCGCCTTAATCTGCTCCATCGGAGTTACAGAACCCGCCAGTCGTTCGTTGAATAGGCACTAGCTTCGCCACCTATTTGTGTGCTGTTACATCAACTATCCCACAGTAGCACTTGTATCTTAAAAGCTGTTGTTTTTAGCCGACCTTTTAAGACCAAGCGGAAATAAAAAAACCCTTTGGGGTTGCTCTATGATGGATTTGCTTAATAAATGGCTCTAAAACATTTAGTAAACACACAGAACAACCCAAAAGGGTCTATGGTTTAGAGCTATATTACTTTGCAGAATCCACTCCGCTTGTCGACAGTATAACACTATTCCAACTCAGGCCATATCATTTTGTAAGAAAGTGGGAAAAGTTGCTTTCTATTGATTAGACCGACACTTTCTTTTTCTAGGGTAGCCGCTAAGATCACCAGCTTGTCATAAGGAATAACGCTATTTTGCCACATAGACACGGCTGGAACGCTTACCCCAACCAGTTTTGCTACCTTAGTACAGCCACCTAGTAGCTTAATCATTGCTGTTGCTGAAATAGTATCCATAAGCTATCTTAACATTTTTACAACAAATTGCAAATAAAGTGTTGCATTGTGTTTTAAGTTGGCTTAATATCTAAGTACGGTATATGCCGTGTTAATAGGAGAACTCTTATGAGTGAGCAAGATCAAGACTTCAACAACTTCCAACAACATTTGGAACGCATCTTTAAAGACCTTGAGGATGGGGTATTTTTATCCGCAGATGAAATCGGTGACCTACGCTATGCGTGTGGCTTACCAGCCCGTAACACCCATGTAAACCCTGTATTGCGTGATGTCATTAATGACTTTGGCAATGTATTTGGCTTGCAAAATTTTCCAACAATTAGAGGTGAAAAATGATTATTAGCGACAACAGCAAAGAATTTAAGATAGCCCCTGCTGGGCTTCACATGGCACGGCTTTATAGCTGTATTGATTTGGGCCATCAAGCTACCGAATGGGCTGGAGAAACCAAGATCATGCACAAGGTCGTACTGACTTGGGAATTGCATGGCGATGACGATGCTGGACAGCCTTTACAGACAGACGATAAGAAGCCTTTAATCGTGTCTAAACGCTATACAGTCAGCTTGGGAGATCAGGCTAGATTACGTCAGGATTTAGAGTCTTGGTCTAATAAAAAAATGACTGCGGAAGATCGTAAGAACTTTGACCTTAAAGCCTTACTGGGTAAGTTCTGCATGGTTAATATTACGCACTCAGAAGATGGCAAGTACGCCAACATTAGCGGTATTAGTCCAGTACCTAGCGCATTGCGTAATGTCCAGCCTGAAGGCGTAAACCCTATTAATCATTTTTGGTTAGCAGAGTTCGATCAGGCTAAGTACGATGCGTTGCCAAAATACTACAAAGAAAAGATTGCAGAAAGTAGTGAATGGCGTGGGCAAAAACAGCGTGAAGCTGATGCGCCTAAGTTAGAAGATGATGACCTCAAGGACATACCCTTCTGATGATAATTACTGAAAAGGTACAAGAAAATGGTCATTGGTACACTAAGCAAGGCACCACAGCCTATACAACCATCGGCAAAACTGGCGAAAGACCGACAACACTCAGGGATGCCAAAAAACTCGGTCTATTGCCCTCAGTTACCACCATCATCGGGGTCGCAAACAAAGGAGAAGGACTCCAGCGTTGGCTTGCAGAACAAGCTATCTTGGCCGCACTTACACTTCCTCGCTTAGAAAATGAAGAAGAAGATGTGTGGTTAAGTAGGGTAATGAAGGATAGCAAGGCCACAGGAATGGAAGCGGCTATGCGTGGTACTGCGATCCATAACATTATTCAGGGTTACTTTGAGCAGATGTATTTGCCTGAAAAGCCAGCTTATCTTGATGCTATAGATAATGCGCTTAGTAATGCGTTTGGAAGTCAGCCTTGGCTTTCTGAGCGTTCTTTTGGACATCCGCTAGGCTTTGGTGGCAAGTGCGACCTCATGGCTAAACAGATCAATGGTCAGGGTACAGGCTTTATCGTAGACTTTAAAACAAAGACTACGGATTTGGATAAAGTTGATGTATATTTTGAGCATGAACTACAGTTAGCGGCTTATCGTGAAGGCCTAAACTTGCCTAACGCAAGGTGCGCTATAGTATTTGTTAACGGTACTACTAACCAAGTAAAATTAATAGAAGTGGAAGAATCCCGACTTCAAAAGGGCTGGGAGTGCTTTCAGTATCTATTGCGTTTTTATCAAGTAAAAAACGATCTTTAATTCCTTCACGGGAACGGGGGAAAGCGTAAAGAAGCAAGTACCCCAACTTCTTTGTTGTATTTTTTTTGCAACTTAGGGTTTTCCTTAGATAAAATGTCTTGACAATGTTAAGCTAACTTAATATACTGGTATTACTTCATTGGGAAGTGAGATAGAAAAAGGAGCAACAAATGAGTACATGGAAAAAAATTACAGTTTATGTAGTTAAAGCTGACGGCAAGTTTATTACTCAAACTGATTCAAAAGAACGAGCCGAGCAAACAGCCGCAAAATACAAAGCTAAGGGTTGCAAAGTAATCATTAAAAAATCAATAGCCGAAACAATGGCTGTTAGCTTTGGAGTGATCTAATGGAATCAATAGCACAACGCACCAGCCGTATCAAATCAGACGATGCAAGCGCACATAGCGCATACGCACACGCACAAGACTTTTACGATGGTCTAGCCACATACAGTATCGAACCTGACTGCTCAGGGTTTACTGTGTATGAACGCACCCCAAACGGTCAATTAAGCGGCTTTGCAAGAACTTTAGAACTAGCCCATGCCAAGATTAAGGCATGGAAAAATGATGACTTAAAGAATGGATACAGAAAATGAAAGACTTTATCTTAGGCGGTTTATTGGCTATATTTTTAACATTAGTTATATTTGGCACACATTATCTTAGAACGGGGTATGTAATATGAATAACAAATGGACTAAAGAAAACTTTGAGCTTTATGACTCCAAACACCCTGATATATGGGAAATGTTTAAAAAGTTCTCGTTACAGGTAGCGGCAAGAAAAAAGCACTTTTCAGCTAAATGTGTATTTCATAGGGTACGCTGGGAAACAGCTATAGGTGACTCAGGTGACTTTAAGATAGATGATGGCTGGATCAGTCACTACGCTAGGAAGTTTGCTAACGAGTTCCCTGAGCATGAGGATTTATTTGAGTTTAGGGTTCGTCAAAAGAGCTACCATAACCAAATGTCTGCTCCTGATCTAAGGTGGTTTTAATGAGTAATGAACCAGTAGCGTGGATGCAACATCATTATGAAACAGGAAAAGTTACTAAGTTTTCTCCAGTAAAGGTTTGGGAAGATGACATTCCACTCTACTTACATCCAGCAAAGACACTAACAG